GCTACTGATTATACAAGTCACGTACAATATCAAGGTACTGTAGCTGTGGAGAAATTATAGTGATTAGAAATGGTGGAGTTATAGGTAAACACATAGAACCTACTATTAGTAGTGCAGTAGGTATTTGGGATTGTCACGATAATAGTACTTACCATCGAGAAGGTAGTTTTCCAAATTTAGGTAGAGTTGATTCTGTTTTGATAAATAGTTCAGCATCTAATCAATCAATAGCTGAAGGATCAGCAATTACATGTACTATTCAAACACTAGGTATGGCGAATGGTCAAACAATAAATTACGAAGTAGTTTCAGTTACAGGAACAGTTTCTTCAGCAGATTTTTCAGGTGGTTTAAATTCATTAACAGGTACAGCTACTGTTTCAAGTAATAGTGCAACAGTTACAGGAGCTTTAGTAATGAATGATGGAAGTGAAACTGAATCATTTAAAATTAGAGTTAAACCTAGTAATGGTGGCGATGATTTATTTGTTGATAGTCCTACAATTACAATAACAAATGTAACAGGAAATGATTTAGCAAGTGCATATTATCAAATAGCAGCTAATCGATTTCTTCAATCAAGTTTCACAGGTGATACTGCAAATAATTGGGATGTTGCACAAGTTCAAGTTGCAAATTCAGGTTCATATAGAATATATATGGTTGCAAAAGTTACAGCAAGTACAACTTATTATAATGATGTTTGTGTTGCAGCTGTTCAAGTAATAAGAAGTAGTAGTGTAGAATATAATTATGTTTTTACTAATAATAATTCTTTTAATAGTAGAAGTTGGACAACATATGGTAGTAGAGTAAGTGGTTCATCTAGTCTTGGTGTTCCTAGTACTTTTGCTTTAACAAATGTTGGTTCGCTTAATTTCGGATCTATGGTTGCAGGAACTAACAAAAATGCGTGGAATGGTGCAACAAGTACAGCTAGTAGTTACACAGGAATGCAGGATGGTATTTCTTACAATACTACAGGTAGTTTAACAGTTGGAGCTTTAACTACGCCACAATCAGTTGGGGAGTATTATATGTACGCAGAAACTAGTAGTACTAGTCGTTATTCTTGTGTTATATGTAGAAGTCCTTCAATTACATTTCAATCAGGAGATTATATAAAAGTGTGTACAGGTATTGTTACACGCAGTACTATGTCATCTTCACACAATATAAACGATACTTTATGGATAGGATTAGCATGAGTTTATATAGTATAAATAAAAATTATCCCACAGAAGAATTACCAAAACGAATACGTAAATCTGATGGAACAACAGTAACTGATTTAAAAAGTTTATCAGTTAGTGCGTTAAAAGATTTAGGTATTGTTTCTGTTGATCCTGCTCCTAATCACGATGACAATACACAAAAATTATCATGGGATGGAGATAAATGGGTAGTGTCTTCTTTCTCAGACACAGAAAAAGAAACACATAAAAATAATCAATGGGAATTAGTTAGAAATCATAGAGATGGTATAATAAAAAATACACAATGGAGAATTGAAAGATATCTTTCTGAAGTTCGTAGAGGAGTATCACCAACAGATGATATTACTAAAATAGATGCTTACATAGAAGAACTACGCCAAATGCCACAAAAACAAGATGATCCTTATAATATTACATATCCACAAGGTATAGATGAAAAAGGAGATGATTAGTGTCTTTTAGTAGTACACCTTTTAGTGGATCAGCTTTTAGTGATTTAGGTGTTATAGCTGTATCTGTTGAAACTACTCTACCTACTAATGTATTAACTTTAGGTACACCAAGTGTTTCAATTGCAATAGGAACTGTACTACCTACACTAAATGGTCAATTTGCAACACCTACACTAACAGTAGTAGGTACTGCTACTACTACTTTAGATTCTACAAATACTGGAGCTACAGTATCTTTAGGCAGTATTGATGTTAATATAACAACTTTACTACCCACATTAAATGGACAGTTTGCTACACCTTCTTTAACAACAACAGGTGATGCTACTATAACATTTACAAATATTATTGCTGTATTTGATACTGGTACTTATGATAACTCACTCTACTCTGAAACTTCTTTTACACCAGAACTTCAAACACTTTTAGGTACAATAACTGTACAAGGTAATGTAGATTTTACAATAGATAGTACTAATATAGGATTAACTTCTAGTTTAGGAACTATTACTGTAACAGGAACTGGTCTAACAACACTTCCAAGTAATCTACTGACTTTAGGTACACCAAGTGTTTCAGTAATTGGTACAGCATTTAATACCTTACCATCTCTAGAATTAGTAACTAATACTCCAAGTGGTATAACAACAACAGGTACTGCTGTTGCAACACTACCTACAATAAATACTAATGGAATAGTTGGTACACCATATTTTATAATATTTAATGCAGATAGCTATTCAAGAGACAGAGTTGTTTATGTAGACTTTAAAGATAACTATATTAAGAATGTAGTTACTATTGAAGAACAAGATAGAACTGTGTATATAGATAAAAAACCTTACTTAATAACAACAACTGTAAATATACCTGAGCAAAATAGAACTGTTTATATTAGAGAAAAACAACATGAATTACAATCAAAAATTGCAAGAGCAGCGTAAGGAAATAATATGTCTTATAAATGGCCCAATAAAGATCCTGATGAAACACTAGATTACAGTATTGATTGGTCTAGATTTTTAGGTGATGAAACTCTTTCAACAAATCCAAAAGTAGCTTGGTTTATAAATAATGCTGAAGGTGTAAAAACTGCAGCTACTTTTAATCAAGATGTAACTATTGATGGTTTAATATCAAAAGGTGCATTTCAAACTCAAACAAATACAGTTGCTACTATTAGATTACAAGGTGGTACAGTAAATAAAACCTATAAATTAACTTGTCAGATTACATCTACTCCTTCAGGATTAGTTTCTGAAAGAAGTGTAACATTAAGAATTAAGGAAAACTAATATGGCTTATAACTATTTAGAATTAGTTAATGAAGTTAATAGGAGACTAAATGAAGTAGAGCTTACTTCAAGCACTTTTCCTACAGCAAAAGGTTTTTATCAAACAGCTAAAGATGCTATAAACTCTTCTATTAGACATATTAATCATGAAGAATACAGTTGGCCTTGGAATCACAGAGAGGAAGAAGAAGTTCTTACAGCAGGTATAGTTAGATATTCATATCCAGAAGATGTTAAATTAATTAACATGAACAGTTTTAGGATTAAAAAGAATACTACTTTAAATGTTGAAACTAGAAAATTAGTTATAATGGACTATCAAGAATATCTTGACAATCATGTAGATCATGAGTATAATAGTAATACTACTATTAGATCAACTCCTAGATTTATAGTAAGAACACCAAGTCAAGAATTTGTAGTATTACCTAATCCTGATAAAGCTTATGAATTAGTATATGAGTATTATCAAAATCCTGTTTCTTTATCTTTACATTCAGATGTACCTAGTATACCTAAAGAATTTCAACATGTAATAGTAGATGGTGCAATGTATTATGCATATCAATTTAGAGGTGATGTACAAGGATCTCAATTAGCACAACAAAAGTTTGAACAAGGTATAAAATATATGAGAAGTCTATATATTAATAGGTATGATTATCTTAGATCTTCTATGATAGTATCAAATCATGGTGTAAGTAGTAATCCGAGGTTAGCATAATGGCAACAGATTGGCAAACATTTCCTTTAGAATTTAAAGGTGGATTAGTTTCTAATTTAAGTCCACTTCAACAAGGTACAAATGCAGTTGGTTCAGCAACCGTTTTACAAAATTTTGAACCATCTTTGTCAGGTGGATATGCAAAGGTAAAAGGTTTTCAAAAATTTAATAATTCTCTTATTCCAATTAAAGCAGCAGATGGTTCAACAGTTGGAAGTCCTTCAGAGGATCAAAAAAAGATTCAATGTATTGCTCTTGTTAAAGATAATTATACTGCTGTAGTTGTTCGTAATGGTAGTTATTATGTTGTTACTAGTGGATCTTTAACTCAAGGACATAGTGCAACAACAGCTCATTGGAATGGTAATAGTGGTACAACCACTAGAACTGGTATTACAGGTGGTACTAAAGTAAGATTTGCTAATTATAATTTTGGTAATGGCGAAAAAACTATTTTTGTTGATGGAGTTAATGCTCCTGCTTTTTACTCTGGAGGTTCTGCTGCAACTTCTGTATCTTTTGCTAATGCAAGTGATGCTCAATATGTACCTATCGTTGGTTCACAATTTGTAACAGTATTTAAAAATCATATTGTTACTGGAAAAAATGTTTTACCAAATGGTGCTAGTAGTGTATTTTTTGGTGCAGCTAATACTGATAACTCTTTTAGTACTAATGCTTTACAAATTAATGTTAAAGATACTATAACTGGTTTAATAGTATTTAGAGAATCTTTAATTATATTTACTAAAAATACTATACAAAGAGTTACAGGATCTTCTACTGATGCTAGTAATGCTGATGTATTTAAACTCTCTCCTATTACAGAAGATATAGGTTGTATTAGAGAAGATACAATACAGGAAGTAGGTGGCGACGTTTTATTCTTTGCACCTGATGGTATTAGATCATTAGCAGCTACTGAAAAGATTGGAGACTTTGGACTTGAAGTTGCATCTAAACCTATAAAGAAAAATGTAGATACTTTAAGTGGTACATCTTATGACTCAATAACTATTAGAGAAAAGGGTCAGTATAGAATCTTTGCATATAATCAAGATTTTAATATTAGAGATTCAGAAGGTTTAATTGCTACTAAGTTTGTTGATCAAGGTGGTACAGGTTTAAATTGGTCTACAATAAAAGGTTTTAAATCTCATGTATCTGACTCTAGGTATTATGGTCAAGCAGGTGCTTTAGCAGAAATGATTTTATTTGGTAATGATGATGGTTATATTTATCAGTCAGAAATAACAAATGCATTAGATACTGTAGCTATAAAAGCTATATATGAATCTCCATTTATGCCTATTAATGATCCTACACTAAGAAAAACATTTTATAAGTTAGGTTTATATTTAGATCCTAATGGAGCTATTACTGCACAGGTAAGTTTAAAGTATGATCAGAATGATGTTAATGTCATACAACCAGATCCTATTGATGTTACTACTACTGGAACTGGTATTTCATTCTACAATAATAGTGAATCAACATATGATTCAGATAGTTATAGTTCAGATTTTAATAAGTTGTATAATAATAATGTAGTAGGATCAGGTAAAACTGTAGCAATAAGAATAGAAGAAGAATCAACTAACCCAACATTTAGATTAGATACAGCTGTATTAGAGTACAGTGTTGAGACAAGACAATAGAAAGGATAGATAATGGGTAATACATATCAGGTTAGAACTGTATCTCAGAATGGGGTTGGATTACCTTCATCTGGTGGTATTATTAAAGAGGAGCATCTTAATGACGAGTTTACTAGTCTTATAGCAGCATTTAATGCTAGTACTGGTCATAGTCATAATGGTGTAGATAGTACTAGGATTGGAGTATTAGGTGCAAATCAAGAACTTCAAACAACAACAACTGCTATATTTCCGGGCAGTGGAACAATAGATGTAGGTACAACTGGTGCTAAATTTAGAGATGGATTTTTTAGTGGTTCACTTAGAGTTCCTACTATAGCAGATGCTAACGGTGCAGAGTCAATAAAAATTGTAGCTACAAGTAGTGCAGTTAATGAATTTAGTGTGACTAATGCTGCAACTGGAGGTGATGTAACACTTACAGCTACAGGAGATGATACTAATATTAGTATGGTTTTTACTCCTAAAGGCACTGGTTTAGTTAAAGTAGCTAAAGATGATTTAGCAATAGGTGGAACAGCAGTTACAACTACAGCAGCTGAATTAAACGTATTAGATGGAGATGTAACTTCAATAGGTACAACAGCAGTTGCAGGTGGCGATGGTATTATTACCAGTGACGCAGGTGTAATGAAATCTACATCAGTAGATACGTTTGACACTTATTTTTCACAAACAACAAAAGCACTTACTAATAAAACTTTAACTGCACCTGTATTTGGTGGTATATCTACTACTGCATCAGGTAACTTACAAGTTAAACCTGCAACAAATATTGTAGAAGTTCAAGGTAATGGAAGTGACACAGAGGGTCAAATAAAATTAAATTGTCATGCTAATAGTCATGGACAAACTATTAAAGCACAACCTCATAGTGAGTCTGTAACAAATACTATGTTATTACCTAAAGGTAGTAATAGTACATTAGTATCTCTTGTGTCTACTGATACATTAAGTAATAAAACATTAACTGCACCTAAATTTGCAGATGCAGGTTTTATAGCTGATGCTAATGGCAATGAAATGATTGTGTTTCAAACAACAACTTCAGCAGAAAATGCTTTAGAAATAACAAATGGAGCAAGTGGTGGAGCAGTAGTTATAGGAGCTTTTTCTGGTGGTGGTGAAGATGCAAATATAGATATCACTATTACGCCTAAAGGAACAGGCGAAGTTAATATAGCACAAGATGATTTAAATTATGGTGGAACTGCGATTACAGCTACAGGTGCTGAAATAAACTTAATTCGTGGTGGTCAAGCAAGAGGATCAGATGCGTTAGCAGATGGTGATGGAATATTAATAAACGATGGTGGCACTATGAAGATGACTAATGTTCAAACAGTAAAAACATATATGTCAGGTAATGCAGCCACAACAGGAAAAGCCATTGCGATGGCTATAGTATTTGGCTAAGTAAAGGAGAAATAAAATGGCAAATCCAAATATCGTTAGTGTAGCTAGTATATTAGGGGGGAATGCAGGTTTTCTTCTAACTAACACTTTAAATGCTACATTATTAACAGTTGCTTCAAATAAGGTTTTAAAAATAAATAGCATTATTTGTGCAAATATACATGCTTCAAATTCAGGAGACTTAGATCTTTTTATAGATGGTTTAGCAAATGGTGGTGGTACAACAGGTGTTACTATAACAGATAATTCTGGTGCAGCACCTGCAAGTACTTCTGTCTATTTAGCAAAAAATGTTGCTGTAGGTTCAGGTTCTAGTTTAGAAGTTTTAGATAAACCTATATATCTAATGGAAGGTGATATATTAAAAGGTGGAGCAAGTGCTACTAGTACCTTACATTTGTATCTTTCATATGAAGTTATAAATGAATAATAGATAATAAGGAGATTTATCTTGAGAACTATTGGCGAGGTTAATACACATGGAGAGCTAAGTGCCATTGCAAGTGGTGCTATAACTAAAGGTTCTCCTGTTGTTATTAATAATGATGGTACAGTTAGTGCTGTTACAGGTACATATAGAAATTCAAGTTTTGGTACTGCTGTGCAAATAGATGGCACTAATACTAGTAGCCAAGTTCAAGGTTGTATGGTTGGTAGTGGTAAATTTGCAGTAATTTATAAAAAATCTACTGATAATGAAGGGTATGCAAAAATAGGAACTATAAGTGGTACATCAATTACTTTTGGTAGTGAGTTTAATTTTAGTAGTGGGTATCAAGCAAATTATATTAATATAATGTATATTCCTTCTGTTGATCGTGTTGTTTTTGCTTATCAAGCACTTACAGGAAATAATCTTGGTTATATACGTGTAGCTACTCCTAACACTTCAACAAATACTTTTGATACTTTAGGAACTGCTGTAGAAATAGGTACGAGTTCTAGTGATGCTGATTACTATTTTGGTTTAGCTTATGATATTGAAGCTGCTAGAATTATATGTGTTTATACTGATGCTTATTATAGTCCTAATCATAGTTATGGTAGACCTTTTCAAATAGACACAAGTACTAATGCTTTAACAGGAGGTAGCAAAGCAGAACTACCTAAGAAACCTGCAACAGGTGGTACAGGAATTACTGCACAACATCCTACAGGAGTGTATGATACACAAAATAATAATACAGTATGGGTCTATAGAGATGATAATAATGCAGGTTGTTTTACTGCTTGTCAAGGATACGTAACTAATTTAAGTGGAGCAGGAACTATGAATTGGA